AGTTCAGCAGAGGTGAAGTTGACACCGATGTGCTTTTGCGAAGCAACAGTCAGGGTGGTGAACTGCTCGTTGTCGTCCTGCACTTGCAGGGCAGCACCGTCCGTCACCAGCGCGCGGTCTGGCAAACGGATACGCAGGGTTGAGCCGATCTTCGCGCCTTCAACGGCGAACGAGTCGTCGTACTGGCGGTTGACGTTACGGGTCAGGACAAGGTTGTTTTCGAGAATCTCAAGCGACTTGCGCGTGATCATGTCGATTGTAAGAATCGAATTACTCATGAAGAAATTTCCTTAGAAGTTAGCGGAACTTGTTTGATGCTTCCATCTTCTTGATTTGCCGCAGACGTTCCGCAACAATCCATTCAGACGTACTCATCGACTTGATTGACCGAGGATCGGTCGTGTCGTACACGGCGGGTGCGTTCACCTTGCCACCCCTGATGGGGGTGATTGGGGTTGGCGCGCTCGAAACTTTTTTGACGGGCGGGTCAGCGGCAATTTTTGCCTCCAATTTGCCAATCTCTCGCGCTTGCAAAAGCGGAGCCAAACGGGAAATACGATCTGCCTCTTTCGGGTTTAACCCCAAAAAGTAGGCTACGTCAGGCCCAATATCTGATGCCTGGATCGGCTGAGCCATCACATCTGTGATTCGTAGGCTAGGGTTGTACGCAACTTGCTCGAAGTCATCGTACTTGCCCCGTGCTTCTTCTTCACGGTCGTGATAGGTTTCAAGAATTTCAGCCTGCTGCTGTTGCAGCGCCCGCTTTTGAACCAATTCTGCGGCTTTGCGTTCTGCCAATGCCTCGGCATATTCTTCAACCGTTTCAAACTGATCCGCAGAGGGCACTTCAGCCGGAATAACCGGCGCGGCCTGCTGGCGTTCTCTTTCCCACTTCCTCTGTTCTCTCGCAAGGCGTTTGCCAATTGCGGCATCAAGTTCTTCTTGGGTAAAGACCTTGACTTCCGGCGTGTCTACTTCAGTCTCAGGCGCTGCCGTGGCAACCTGTTCCGGCGCGGGTACTTCCGCTACTACTACTTCTGGGACAACTTCTTCTGACATGGGTGAATCCTATGGATTCCCTGGTGAACCTCACCAGTACGGTTACACGTTAATCGATGCAACTTTGTCTTGGAACGCCTTGATGCGGGCATCCAGCGCAAGGCGGTCGGATTCCAATTGTGCTTGGTCGGCAAACAATCGAGCGTCCTTGGCATCCAAGGCGTTCATCTGCGATTGCACTTGCGTTTCTTTGACGCTCAACGCTTTTTCACGGGCGGCAAACTCGGCGTTTGCTTTGTCGTCGCGGTCGTTGAGGTCTTTTTCACGTTTGTCAGCGGCGGCTTTTTGAGCCTTGGCTTCCTGCACATACACCTTTGCTTCAGCCCGCAGCGCAGCCGCTTCAGCGTTGGCCGATTCCAGCGCAGCAGCGGCTTGCGCCTTCAGTTTCACCGTGTCTTCAGCCGCCGACAACGCGCCTTGGCGAACGGCAAGTTCGTCACGCGCTGAAATCATTGCAGCCAGATCGCTGGGAAATTTATTTGTAACGTAATCCAACAATTTGCTGGAATCCATGCCGCCGGTATCGTTGCTGATGTTCATGGTGTCATGCGTAGTAAGTGATGTTTAACTTGGCGCTGGCAGTCTGCTCGATAAAGCGAATCTTCGTAATGTCGCCATCATACTGCAACGTCACGCCCGCTGCCAAGGGCATACCGATTGAGGCGGTAGGCGCTACACCATCGTCACGCCAGCGAACCGCCTGTGTCTCCGGAGTGATGATGGCAATGGCTGGGCGGCAAGACAAGCCGTTCACATCGCGGCTCGGCACGGTAAGCGCCGTGGCTGCGGTCAGCGTGGTGATCTGCTGGTAGCCCAGAACCGTTGTGATTGCTTTAAGATTGATCGACATTTAACACCTCTTTCTATCTGTAAATGTACGCAAGACAATGAGAGTCTGAGCGCCCGCAATTATTGGTGGGGTAGGAGTCGGCACAACTATAGCCGAAATTGGTAGCGCCGAGATGGGCGCAAACCCAAGCACTTACCACCCGATCATTTCAAGTTCTTCAACCGTTGCTGCCGCTTCAATTGAAACCGTCAGAATAGCCTCTTTTTCATACAAAGGAATCACTTGCGCGGCGATCTCCAACGCGATCTGCTCTAGTTGAGCCAGCGTGTAGACCGAGTAGGCGCCCTGTACATTTTTGTAGCCGCACTCGGCGGGCTGTCCCGCCGCCGCCGCAAGTTGCGTGACTTGAATGGCGATGGACAGTTTGTTGTTGTCTGACTCTGTGCTGCCAAACACGCCCAGGCTGGTGGTCTTGTCGGCGTACATCTCAACGTTGCGTGCTGCTGCAATCTCGGCCTTCTTTTTGGCCTTGGCTTTGTCCAGATCGCTCAGAATAACGTCTGGCGTTACGACACCACCAAACAGTTTGCACTCTGGGTCAGCAACAATCAGACCTTCTGCTTTAGCAAACAAACCTGTGGTGATAGGCGTGTTGATTTCAACAGAGAACCGATCTACTGGCCGATCCTCGTTGGTGGCACGGTCTGCATCAAGGTAAGAAGCAAGCATGGCCCGCACATTATCTTGAGCGTCAATGACGATGCTCACCACTTTGTGATATTCGTAAACAACGCCTTCTTTGTTTGTACGTTTTTTAATGATTGCCATATTATTTCCTTATGCCGATGTTGAATCGGTAATTAACCCCATATTTGAAAGCGCAAGCAGGAGACTTTCAAGAGCCGCGCCTGATGCGCGAGAGCCTGAAACTGTTTGCTTGCCAACGGGGGTAGTTTGATAAAAACCAAGTTCATTCACAGTTGGGTCATCCCCGCCCCCAGACCATTGTGCCAGTATTGTTCCATTTTGTAGGTTAAGTGTGCCGTTGCTAGAGCCGCCTTGACCCGAGCGAACAGCAACATCTCCACTAGCACCCGAAAACGTAGTGCCAGAGGATATCTCAACACTTCCACCGTTACTTTGACCAAACCCACCAGTAAGCGTAAAAGAGCCGCCGTTAGTGTTGCCCGACCCAGCAGACATTGCAAAAGAGCCGCCGTTAGTGACGTTGCCAGTTCCAGCAGTCATGGTGAAGTTTCCACCAATTCTTCCGACACCAGAAGTCATGGTTATGTTCCCACCAACACCTGTATAGGTAGAGCCAGTAAGTCCCCCATTGCCGCTGGTCAATATAAAATTGCCGCCACGGTTTGTGCCAGTACCGTTTCCGGTAGTTATGGTAACGCCACCACCAAAACCACTAGTGGCAGAAGCGTTAGTCCCAAGCAAACGCAAAATACCAGTTGCAAGCGACCCAGTAGGAGTAACAGTTGTAATTGTGGAATTTACGTTATTGCCTGCGGAGCCGATAGTTAAGGTATTTGTACTGCTGACGTATTTAAACTTGCTGTCGGAAAAAAACCCGCCGCCTCCGTCGCCGTAAGGAATGGTATCTATTAAGCCACCAAAAAGTTCCGTGGGGGCGACTATAAGACCAGAGTCAATCAAACCAAGGCTGTTTAGTGCAGTAGTAACAACGCCTATTGCGCCCCCAGCACCAGAAGAAGTGGGCTGCGGTCTGCTTACTGGGGTTGCGTTGAAGAAACCTAGTTGTAATGCGCCGCCTGATGTGGCTGTTTTGCAATGTATAAAATTGCTTGAACCTGAATCTTGGAAATACATATTTCCATCATCAACGCCGCCGCCACCAAGATAAAACAAAAAATCACCGCCAGTACCAAATTCAGAATACCCTGAACCGCAACTAATTCCCCCGCCAAGTCCTAAAGACCCTCCACCTACAACAAAAAGTGTTCCATTACTATCAGGGGATGAGCCGCTTTGAAATGTAATGTCACCAGCAACGCCCGTTCCTGCTGAATTGCCGGAATTAAGGGTTACACGGCCTCCGTTAGAGTTTCCTGACGCAGCGTTTCTCGCCTGAAGCGCTAAGGCTCCGGCTGCTCCAGATGTGGGCGCAAGTGGCTGGATCGTCATCCCAAGCGCGGAGCCTGTGATGTTGCCAAAACTTACGGTGTTGGTTCCGCTAACGTAGGTAAAGTTGGCGCTTGCCCCCGGCAACCCTGCGTCGTTGTACGCAACTTGTGTATTCGCGCCGGGAGGCAACAAGTACGCAGCCGGTGCAGTACAAAAAACGTCCTGCGTGCCGCCGGTAAAGTTGACCAACGAACCGCCGTTGCTTGACCCCAGAACGGTCACACGGGTCAGGCCAGTTGTGCCGTTGAAGACGCCTGTGCCAACCTCCCAGTTGTTTCCGGTCTGGTCAGCAATACAGTAGGCCACCGTTTGCGGGCTTGCGCCAAACGCCGTGGCAAAAGACTGAAAACCTGTAGGTGCAGTACCACTCAGCGTGATTGCGCCTGTACCTGTAACTGAGGCGCTGTCTTTGACTCGATCAGCGTACAGGGCCATTTACGCATTGCCCTCTGTGATCGTAGCCGAGGTAACGGTCACCGCATCGCCAATACCAATCGTTGTGTTGGTGATGTTGATGTTGCTGGCCGATATGCCGACCGTCATACCGTTGATGACCAGCGTTGTGCCGTCTGACTTGTAAATGCGTGCAGCAGCAGCAGTCCCCGCGCCAGTAGCAACGCCAGAAGAGATTGCGTTCAACGTAAGAATTCCACCTGAGGCGGCGGGCGCGAACGCAGTTGCATCGCAAATGCACTCAACTAGTTGGGTAGCGTAGGCTGCGGTGTAAATCCGCAGTTTTGCGCTTGTGCCGGTAAAAGATGTGATCTGGTCAGCGCGGTTGTTCCGCAGCGTGGTGTTGAGCGCAATGGTCATGCCAAGAACCTCAGTTTGTACAAGGTGGACAGGTACAAAGCAACGATCTCATCGATGATGTTCTGAATCGCGGTGTCTGATTTGTCGCAGACTTCATACCGCTTTTTTTCTATCTCATCGAGTTGGCCTTGCAGAAAATCTATAATGTTCGCGGTTTTTTTATTGGCCGGAACACAAATCTGCCCAAGCAGGCCGTGCCTGCCGGAGTACGCTTCTGCAAACGAGTCTGCTAGGTCGATGATCTCATCGTAAAAGGTGTTCAGCGCCATATGCTTGCTGAACGAGCGAGTGTTGAGGTGTACGCTGTGCGCTACATCTCGGCTAAGAAACAGCAGGCCAACGAACTGACAGGCGTTCATTGCGGCATCTCCATCTGCTCTGGCGGCATTTCTTGTTCCATAGGCATCTGCT